GTATAAGGCGTAGTCCAGTATCAGGATTATTAACTGGTGCTTTATCATTCTTCTCTGGTGGTAAGTTTGGTGAAAGACAAAGGGAGCGAGAGTTTGATGAACTATTCCATTTATATATGGTATTCAATCTTAATGATGGTAAGCAAATGTTATTAGAGAAAAATGAGAGAATAAATATGGAGATAAACCCCAAGAAAAGACCAAAAACAGAAGAAGAAATAGTTAGAGTATTTCCTATTGATACTCTGGATCTTAATGGAGTATTAGGTAAAACCAAAGCATATATGGGTGATAAGAAGTTCTTTGGTTATTCAGCAAAAGATAATAATTGCCAGGACTTCATATTAGCAGTTATGAATGCTAATGATATAGGAGATGCTAATGATAGAAAGTTTGTGAAACAAGATACAAAGGAATTATTTAGGGATTTACCTTATTTAAGAAAGTTGAGTAATACTTTAACAAATATAGGAGCAAGGGCAAATGTATTTATGGAAGGTGGAGATATTCATAAACAATATCAAGATGAAGTCCAAGCACTATTAAATAAGAAAATGAATGCTTCTATTAAAGGTAGAAAGATGAACGATTTAACTGAAAAATATAAAATGTTATGTTATAGTAAATCTATGGAGGGTAAGGGATTACATAGTGAATATGGAAGTGATGATGATGAAATTGAAGGTGATGGTATGGAGGAAAGTATTGACTTTGATGATATTAAATGGGGATCATTCACCAAGCAATATGAAAGGTTTAAGAACCAACATAAAAACTCTAATATAAAAGATTTAGAAGATTTCGCCAAAATGCTATTGAAAGACCCCAGTAAGTATAATAAAACTACAATTAAAAGGGCAAGATTTTATTTAAATGTGTTGCTTCCAAAGAAAAATAAAATCTCTGGTAATAGTATAAATATGGTGAAGAAATTAACCAAAAAGCAGATGAAAGCGTTGGTAAAGGAAACCGATGGTGAAGGCATTTATTTAAGTGGTGTTGGTGGAGATGGATTATATGCTGGTGAAGGTCTATATGCTGGTGAAGGTATGTATGCTGGAAGTGGTTGTGCTATATGTGGATCTGGAATGGAAGGTGGAGCAATCTACCACCCTATTTTAGCGGAAATTGATGGCGGTAATATCTTCAAGAAAGCAGGAAAATGGTTCAAGAAAGCAGGAAGCGACATCAGTAAAGGATTTAGCAAAGGTGGTGTTATGGAACAAGTAGGAAGACAAGCATTTAGACAAGCAGTTCCTACCCTTACAGGTGCTTTGGGTGGATTAGCAGGAAGTTATGGCGGACCAGTTGGATCATTAGCAGGTTCTTATGCTGGTAGTAAAGCAGGGGACGAAATTGTAAAGATGTCTGGTGTTGGAGCAAAGAAAAGAGGACAAAGTGCTTGGATACAAGAAGTTAAAGCAATTCAACAAAAGGAAGGTATTTCATACAAAGACGCACTTAAAAAGGCAAGTGCTATGAGAAAAAAAAACTAAATGGGGCGAGTATGCCCTCATCGTCCGTTAATATAATTGAGGGCAAAGGTGTAGGCAATATAGACAATTATTATCTAAAAATCCATTTCACAGATGGTAATAAGGATTATAGAAATCTTACAATACATACCCCAACAGAAGCACAAATGAAAACTTTTCTAACCAAGTTGAAACCAGTATTAAACAAATACAAAATAAGTGTTGATTTAAGTAAATTAAAAATTGGATCATCAAGGTATAAAGACCAAGAGTTCTTTATAGAATGTTGTGAATGGTATGATATGCCTGAATATAAACAAAATCCAGCACTATTGAATACCAAGCATATAGTATTACAAATACAGAAAGGAAACAAGACCGAACCATTCTTAACCGATATTAGCAAAATATTAGGTGAAAACATAAACAAAAAAACCTTTGGTTGGTTTCCTGAAAGACCTAATAAAATACTTAACCCTTATAAGGGTAAAATGTGGGAAAGTAAAGGTTATATGCCGAAATATCCTATATACATTCTATCAAAAGGTAGATGGGAAAGACGATTAACCAGTAGATATTTGGAATGGTGTAATATACCATATAAGATTGTTGTTGAACCACAAGAATACGATAATTATGCCGAGCATATTGATAAGAGTAAAATATTGATTTTACCAAAGAAATATCTGGGTAAAGACCAAGGAGGAATACCAGCAAGAAACTTCATAATGGATCACGCCAGAAGTAAAAGTAAAACTGGACGGCACTGGATATTAGACGATAATATTGGTGATTGGAAAAGATTAAATAATAATGAAAGAGTTGTAGTAAAAGGTGGTTGTGTGTTTAAGATAGTTGAAGACTATACAGATAGATATGTTGATGTGAAAATGAGCGGTCATAACTATACTATGTTTGGTATGAACCCATCATTAGATCCAATAACAAAAAATACGAGGGTTTATTCATCTATATTATTAAGCAACGATATACCTGATGTAATTGGTGAAGGTTGGCGAGGTAAATATAATGAAGATACTGATTTATCCTTACGACTATTAAAGGCAGGGTTTCCTACCATATTGTTTAATTGTATTATGGCGAATAAAGAAACTACATTAACAAATAAAGGAGGTAATGAGAAAATCTATAAAGAGAAAGATGGGTTATATAAAAAGGCAAAGTCATTAGCAGACCAGCACCCTGATGTGGCGGTAGTTAGTGAGCGTTATGGTAGAGTTCATCATATAGTAGATTATTCTGGATTTAAAAACCTACCATTAAAGTTAAAACCAGGTTTAAAAATACCTAAAAAGATAAATAATTATGGAATGAAATTGGTTGATAAGGTCAAAAATCCTATACCATAATCTAAAAATTAAGTTATTACTTTATAATTATATGTATTATATAATTATTAAGATAAAGTATTGTATAAAAGTGTATAAATGATTAATAAAATTAATTTTATTAATAGTTTATATTGATTTTCTATATATTATATGATAATTAATATAAATAATCATATAATTCTATATAAATCCTTAACATTCGCTTAATATCATAGGTTCTCTTGGATCTTCCATACCATCAGGACATTCTTTATATTTAACAAAACTTTCCACAGACGGAAACTTCATAACCCTAACGAGGTCTGTAAGTTTATCAACTGGTATATGGTAATGTGGTTTAGGTCTGTCCCTAATTCCATACCTATAAGTCATAACATCTTTTACTTCAAATGTATCCCATAACTCTTTTTCATAATCCAGAGAGCAAGTAGCGTCTTTAAAATTAAATACGAATACCTGTTTTTTGTCTGTATCTCTTACCTTACTAACTGGAACAATTGTAGTAGGGTATGTGTGCTTATTACATCTACGAGATTTAAGTTCCCAACTTGTTCCACTATTCGCTTCAAAGTCATATATGTAGTAATCGTCCCCATAAATGTCTTTGGTGTTTTTAATGTCCTCTTCATCTTCCCAATTCAGTTTTAGAATGTCTATGACTTCCAACTCTTTTTCAAGACCCATTTTTAGGTCGTTCTTAAAACTACGGATTTTATCACTTTCCATTTATATAATATAACTATATAAAAAATTATAGAAAATTAATCTAAATAATTAATTAATTCACCTAAATATATTTTCTTTCTTAATATTATATATAGAATGGAAAACATTAAGGAATACATTTCTAAAAAGCGTCCCTCACTTTCTAAATCGTCCCTTACTACTTATGGTAGTATTTTAAGAAATCTCTACAAGAGAGTTTATGAAGATGATGATTACAATTTAGACAGATTTACTCACCCTGCCCCTGTTCTTAAATATTTAGAAGGAATACCACCAAATAGAAGAAAGACCATTTTAAGTGCTTTGGTAATTATTACTGATAAGAAGGAATACCGAGATTTAATGCTAAAAGATGTAAGAGATTACAACGCTGATATTAACAAGCAAGAAAAGAATGATAAACAAGAAGCAAGTTGGGTTGAAAAAGAAGCAGTAAATAAAGTTGTAGCAGACTTACGAAAGAATGCCGAAGCAATTATGAAGAAAGGACAGAAGACCATTAGTGATTTACAAGAAATCCAAAATTACATTATTTTATGTGTTTTAGGTGGTGTATATATTTCGCCCAGAAGATCCAAAGATTTTGTAGATTTTAAGATACGAAATATTGATGTGAATAAAGATAATTATATGGAAAGGAATAAGTTTATATTTAACTCTTATAAAACAGCAAAAACATACGGCAAACAAGTTGTAGATATTCCAGTTCAATTGAAGAATATTGTAGCAAAGTGGATCAAGATTAACCCTACTGAATATTTATTCTTTGACGCTAATATGAATAAGTTAAGTGCTGTGAAACTCAACCAAAGGTTAAATAAAATCTTTAATGGTAAAAAGGTTGGTGTTAATCAACTGCGTCATACTTATCTTACTGATAAGTTCGCCGATACTATTAAGAAAGAGAAGGCAATAGCAGACACTATGGAAGATATGGGTTCAAGTAAAGAGATGTTAAAGACCTATGTAAAGAAAGAGTAGCAAAGTAGCAAACTTGTGCGGTAATTACAAAGATTTTATAAATAATTTTTTAATAATTAATTATGATTATTAAAAAATGAAAAATGTTTTTAAGAAATTATCTAAAACACCGCCCCACTTTGCTACTTTTCTACCATTTTCATACCTACTGGTATTTTGGTAAGATCCAATCTATTACCCTCTTCCTTTTCTACGATAGGTTCTAAATCTATATCAATTGCTCCTCGCTTTTTTGGATCACTACTACGGAAGAAGTGCTTTAATATATACTCATTCTTCTTAAAATCAACACTTTCATTTAAATCATCAAACATATCCAAAAATGTAGATACATCTGTAAATAAATCCTTACTTCTATATTGACTGCTATTTATGAAGTGTAATAAAGCACAACAATACCAACCACAGGCATTATTCATAAGGGATTGAATATCCTTTGTGGTTTCTGGAATATTCTTACCAATAGTCCTCATAACTGCTTTCTTAACATCACTCGGTTTTCCAACCCCATAAGGATCAAAGTAAATACCTTCAACCTTACCATTTGGATATTTATTTATTTGTAAGCAGACCCAGTGTGTTCCACCATTCTTTTTACCATCTTCGTCATATTCATCTTCTAAATTAATGATGTATGCTTTGTTAAACTCTAACTTGTTAGGCAGTTCATCTTTAAAGCAAATATCCGCTAATGGTATTTCCATTCTTTTACAAAGTTCCCTTAATGCGACATCTGTTAAACTCATCTTATATATTATAAACAGAGAAAATTAATTTTATAATTAATTCTAAATTATTTTTGCCCTGTTTTATGAATATGTTGATATTGTGGTGGTAGTGTATGAGAGAATTGGAAATTAGCAGAATAGGGTTGAGATTGAAGAGCAGGTGGTAATACTCGTTGTCCCATACCACCAATTTGTCCTCCACTTGCCCTAAATCCTTTACCAGCATATATTCCTCTTCCTTGTCTTCCAGCATACAATCCTTCACCACTTCCACCAATCCATCTCATACTTCCTCTATTACCAATCATATTACTACTAAATTGGGATCTATCTGGTTGGTCTATGGTAGTAGGTCTATTCATCTGTGCTTGTCTTGCTTGGTCTGCTAATGCTTGTAAAGTCATATAATCCAATCCTGCTAAACCTTGTCGTCCCATATATCCGTAATTTGTTCCTAATAGTTCGTTCATTTGTCCTAAACTTCTTTCATAAAGTTCTTGACCTTCTATTGTGTTAGGAAAACTTGCTCTTGCTGGAACATTTGTAGTTCCTACATTAGTGGTTTTCTTTGCTTTGGGTGCTAATGCCTTATCTCCTCTTGCTACTAATTTATCTTTCTGTTTCTTTGCTTCTCTACCTGCTAATTTACCTAATGCCTTACCTGCCTCTTGTCCTGCTATTCCTGCTAATGGGACTAATTCTGGTTGCCCTATCGCCATCGCACCAGCGGACAAAGCACCACTCAATAATTCTGGGGCATAATCAACACCCATATCAATTAATTTGTCTGCTCCTTGACTTGCTAATTTCAATCCTGCTCTTCCTGCTTCTTTTGCTATTGGTAGTGCTACTTTTCCAACTGCTTTTGCTCCTTTGGAAACTGCTTTACCAATATCTTCAAAAATACCCTCACCTTCCATTTGTGCTTGTTGATTTTGTAATATTTCCTCTGGTGATAGTGCTAATTCAACACCTTTACCTCTACCAAATGAACGAGAAATAGAAGAATAATGTGATGGATCAACTATCATACAATAACCCTTACCACTCATTCTGGGTTTAATTCTAACTCTATGTCCGTTTCTCAATCTACTAATTTGTTTTGGTGAAGCACCAAACTTGACTACTTTGTAGTTCTCCATATTTATATTATAGTATGAGATAATAATAATTCCTAAATGATTAAATAATGTATATTGAATACATTATCTAATAATTAATAAAAATACACTAAATAGTCCCAATAACAGAACCATTTTTTAAATCTAACTTTTTTATATTTCTTTTTATTGATTTTTGGAATGAGTAAATCCATCTCTGCTCGTATCATAATATATTGCTATATAATTAAGTTCTTACACCTGTTAGAGCGTCAATATCAACACTTACACCATATTCAATAAATACAAATAGGTCTAATTCCTTTTGTGATGTGTTTTGTCCTACAAGTTGAACCGATTTAGGCACACTTTCTTCAACAGGAAGCATTCTGGATAAATCAACATAGTAGAAAGAGTATTCCATATCAAAACCAAGTCTATCAATAAGTCCGCTTGTTAGTCCGTCAGTCATACCACCATTAACGGCATTAACTCCGTAAAATTGGTTGTTGAACTCTTCAAAGGCGTATCTTTGTGTGTTATAGATGGCGTTTTGTCCTGATACAACAACATTAAAGTTGGTAAGACCAGTAAGAGGTGAAACAGCACCACAACCAGCAGGGTCAAATGGAGATTGATATACAGGCATACCAGTAGGAAGACCAGCATTTACTACACCAGAAGAGAAGAATGGAAGAACCAAGATGCTCTTAATATTAGCAATACCATTTGTAATAAGGTTATTAACTTGTCCTGATCCACCACCGACTTTAAGCACTTGGTATTGGTAGATGTCTGTGTATTTAATGCTCTTAATTGGTGAAGATAGGTATGATTGCTCAAAGACAGGGTTGAAGGTATATGAAGGAACATATAGGTAAATGGATTTACCAACACTACCAT